CCGCATATGAGGGATGTGTACGCATGGCCCCAGCCGGCGGGCTGGTGCCAATCGAAAGCCGTCATGTCACTTCCTTGAGCTCCGTGGTAAAACAAGTCTTTGAGGAGGGCGAGGTCCTTGTCGTCGGTCAATGATTGTCCGATACACAGGGGCGTCTCCCGCCAGTGAGCTTGCTCAAACTGGTGCTGAGAGTCGTAAATGTGGCGTTCGAGGAGTTGAGTGCAAATCGAGGAGGCCTGGATAATGCGATACCGCTGGTCTTTGATCTTTCCGGCGGAGTGTGGTTCGCCTTTGATCATCACGCGGCAGGGAGCCATCAAACCCGTAAGCAGGGCTTCCTTGCGTTGTTCTGGAGTCATCGGCACCCACTGCCCATCGACCGTAGGGATCTTGAACTTCTTGTATAGCTCTATGCGCCTGGCGACAGTCTCTATGATCAGAGGCTCGACGTTTTCCAGCACCGAGTCCACATCCGGGCCGTACATGTACCAAGGGTACCCTGGTCCAGCCTCTTTGTTGAGCTGGTTCTTCAGGGATAGGAACCTTTCGGCAGTCCAGTCCGGTAAAAGGGCTTGGAACTGGTATTTCTTTACCAGGTTGGCCATTTCGTTTCGCACACCCGAAGCACGTGCGTCGTACTCTTGGTACTTAACCGTGCGAACGCCCGCGAACAGTTTCAAATGGTAGGCCATCGACGCTTTCTCAGCCTCCACCGTCCTAGGAGCGTACTCGAAACTTGTGTCGAATCCGAACTCTGTCAGAACAGTCCTGGCTGCCTCAGAAATCTTTGGCACCTTAGGGTCGTGCGCGCGAGCAGGGTGCAGCATCTTGTCAAACCCACCCCAGATGCGGGGGTCGGGCGGTCCTTGAACGGTGTATTTCAGAGGAGTCTCCTTGAGACCAGTCTGGAAGTCCAGGGTGGAAAAGGCATCCGGCCCGAACTGACTGGGGTCCCAGTCGCCGTCGTCGGCTTCGGCCTCCCTGTCAGCCATGTCGGCCCACGAGTCACCACGCGTCCAGTCGAGCAGAAAATCCGCGACGGTACCCAACCGACCCTTGAACTTCATGGCCCTAAGGCCATCTTGAACAATTGCCTGTGTGTCCGCGTCGGTCGTCTGCTGGTCCTCGAACGGCGAGGTCTCGTGCCTGGCTTTCGTCTGGTCGACGAGATCCTGCAGAGCCCCGGCGTTGGTAGCCGTAGCCAATGTGACAAGGTTGACCACGAGGGTCATAGGGTAAGCTTCGTTGGCTTCCCCGTTTAGGCCTCCTCTGAGGTGAATACCACAGACAGATTGAGGCTGGGCTGAGTCGCACACGGGAGCTCCGCTGGACCCATGCGACGTGGTGGCGTAATGCTTCAACACGTAAGCGCTTTTGGTTCCTGCGCGCCCCATTGTGCGG